TCTACCAACAACAACAATGGCAGCATGGGCGCAGAAGGCAACGGTACCAAAGGGTTTGGCTATAACGGCCGAGACATTTACAATCAAGACCGCATGGGCGGAGTTAACGACTGGGGCTATATTGGCGAGGCAATTGACGACGGCACAGTGAGCTCATCAGGCAAGCCTCCGTTCTTCTCAGACATTAGAATTTTTGGATTTGATTATCAGCACAAGTTTGCTGAGTATATCTTGATCAACCCGTTGATTTCAAACTGGGCACATGACACCTATGACTACAGTCAAGGCAACGGACTCATGCAACACTCCATGACCATTGCTTACGAAACAGTAAAATACAAGCAAGGTGCACCCAACAAGTCTGCTCCGGGCTTTGCTAATCCAGCACACTATGACACTACGCCAAGTCCATTGGCTCGCCCTGGTACCACAGCTACTATTTTAGGCCAAGGCGGCATATTAGATGTTGCTGGAGGTATTTCTAGCGACCTGCAGTCAGGTTCTGTACTGGGCTTGATTGGCGCGGCACAAAAAGCCAGCACAGCTTACAATACATTCAAAGGCAAAAATCTCAAGAGTATTGTCAAATCAGAAGCCACTGCAATTGGTACACAAGTGATTGTGGGCGCATTACCCGGCGCCATTCGCAGTGTGGCCAACAAAGCTGATGGCGTGTTCTTCCCAACAGCGACCGCGGCTCGTAATCAAGCCACAGTGAATCAAATCAACCAAGGACAAATTGCAGGCGGTGGTGTATGAGCACAGTAAATTATACCAACTATAACAAAGACCTAACTGTTAGAGTTTTTGACAGTTTTTACAACTACGATGTTAACGTTCCTGCTGATGAGTACGACATTGTGTATTCGTATTTTCGCAGTGTAATGGCCACAGCCCGTATTGCCGGCAACTTCACAGTGAGTTTGTTTAGAGTAGCAGAAGAAACTCGTGTTCCGGCACTGACGTTGTTAGACGCAATGAAAGGCCAAACAGGATTGAATCTCACAGCAAGCCTGGCCTACTATCTTAATTCAATCCGTAGCCGCGCTACCTTGCTGGGTATCAACGCCAGCACAGTTCCCAATCAATACGCAGCCAGACTAGTACTACAATGAGTCGTTGGGCACAAGGTCAATACGTTGTTCTAAATCCAGAAAAGTATGTGGGCAAAGGCACACCCAGATATCGATCAGGGTGGGAACACAGTTTTATGCGTTTTTGTGACACCAATGACAATGTACTCCAGTGGGCCAGCGAAAGTATTGCTATTCCCTATATGAATCCTGTGACAGGCAAGAAAAGCAATTACGTGCCTGACTTCCTGATCACATACCGCCAAAAAAACAACACAGTTCGAGCAGAATTGATTGAGATCAAACCCAAAAAACAAAGTGTGATTGAAAGCAAAATGAGCAGCCGCGACCGTGCTGTAGTGGCTGTTAACTATGCCAAATGGGCAGCCGCTCAGAAGTGGTGTGCCCGCCAGGGGCTAGCGTTTAGAGTAATCACCGAAAACGATATGTTTGCCAATGGTCGTAACTGACCCATAAATATCCGCATGACGCGGAAAATATATCTTTATAAAAAGACTCACAATGTAACAGGATTGCAATACCTTGGCAAGACTGTTTCTATTGATCCTTACACATACCCAGGCTCGGGCATATACTGGTCTAGACATTTAGAAGTACATGGAAACAATGTTGCTACAGAAATACTTCGCGAATGCCAATCAGAAGATGAACTTAAAGAGTGGGGATTGTATTACAGCAAACTCTGGAATGTAGCAGAAAGCGATCAGTGGGCAAATTTAATAGAAGAAGCAGGCCCCGGGGGAGCATGGTCGGTTGAGTCAAAACAAAAATTAAGCAACACTAAAAAGCAAGAGCTAGCAAAATTAACTCCCGAAGAAAAAACAGCAAGAATGAAAAATTCTTGCTGTGCCCCAGACAGTTATACCCCTGAACGAATCGCTAATATGAAAAAGGGCATGACTGGTAAAAAGAAAACTAAAACACCTAAGCTGTTGGCTGCAATCGAAGCAAGAAAAGAACGAAGCATACAAACTATGCTCAAAGCCGCAGACAACCACCGTGGAAAAACCTGGAAACTTATTGATGGCAAACGAGTGTGGCTAACAAAGGAGATGTTATGACCAGAAAGTTAGAGGAGTTGTTTGACCTACCATCTTCTGTTGAAATTGAAACAGAAAATGAAATCCCTACCATTGCAGAAACACGGGCGCAACTGGCTGTGATAGATGATGCCATTGACAAGATTGATTCAGCATTGCCGGCAGTGCGAGATCTTGACGCCAGTGATGGCGAGATGGATGAACTTGCAGACTTGGCCAAGGACAGCTACAAAGATCTCATGGATCTTGGCATGCAGGTAGACTCACGCTTTGCCAGTGAGATATTCAATGTAGCAGGCACCATGCTAGGCCATGCCATTACAGCTAAAACAGCCAAAATGAACAAGAAACTCAAGGTTATTGATCTACAGTTGAAGAAAATGCGACTGGATCAACAGACACCCGAGGAACAACAACTAGCCACAGCACAAGGACAAGTGTTGAATCGCAACGATTTATTGGAACGTTTGCTCAAGGGTAAAGACCAAAATAACGGAAAAGTATAAATATACAATAGGATACTGACATGAAACCATTTGCAAAATATCTCGCAGAAAGTGAACGTACATATCAATACCGCATCAAAGTGGTAGGTGATATTCCCCCAGGCTTCTTCAAATCATTTGAAGAAAAAATGGATCAATTTGACGTTGTCAAAATGTCAACTCCCAAGAGCACCCCTGTACGTGCTGTGATTCCTGACTTTCCTGCTTTCCCCAATCAATCTGTCACAAGAGTTGATGTAGAGTTCAAGTACCCTGCTATTGAACCACAGATTAAACAAATTGCTAGATTATTGGGACTAGACGAAAATCGTATTGTGATGATGACCACACCTTACGAAGAAAGTCTTGACGTAGAGTCAGTAAAGATTACAGATCAAAACAAAGATCTATTAGACGATCCTGACTATCCAGCAGATGACAAAATGCAAAAGGATCTCAAGAAAGATTATTCTGCAGACCCATACAACCATGTGGTGTTGAAGAATGCCTATCGTTCTAATTTCACAGTAGCCGGCGGCAAAACTCCTCCTGCTAAAACTTCTAATGATTTGCCAATGGGCACAACCAGCCCAATGACCAATATCAAGAGACAACCCAAGCCTGCAACTGGCGCCAAACCAAGAGGATAACCCAATGACATTTTTCTATGACTTAAACAAACGCCTGGCTGCTGTCAACGACGCACCAGAATCCAAACAACTCAACGAGCGTGACATGAGTCGTGCTGCCAAAGGCTACGAAAAGTACGGTAAACAAGGCATGGAAGCCTTGGCCAAGGCTGGTCGTGAAGGCAAGGCGTTGGACCCTATTCGTAAAAAGTATGACAAGTATGACAATGAAGTAGACGAAGGTGCTTATCAAGGCGGTCCAGACAAGAGTCAGATCCCTGCTGTGAATCGTCCTGGCAACAGAATGACCTTGCAAGACCTAGACAAAGAGCGCACACAGAGCCCTACTAGTCCTGAAGGATTAAAACGTGCTCAACAACGCTTGGGTCAACAAAGTCCTATCAAAGAAAAAATGAATCCTGCCAAGGCCAAGAGTTTTGCTGCCTTAGCACCGCCAAAAGACAAGATTACTTTTGCCGACAAGATTGCTGGTGCCAAAAAAGAAGTTGACGAAATGCTAGGCGACGTTGCTGCCGAAGCCATGAAGTCAGCACTTAGTGGCAAGCAAAAAACACTGGATAAAAACGACAACGGTCGACTAGATGCCAATGACTTTGCTATGTTACGCAAAGGTGGCAAACAAAAAACTGCCGAAGAAGATGATAACAACCCGTTCACAAACTACAAGAAGCCACGTGCTGACAAACCACGTGTGGGAGATGTAGAACACGGCTCCAAGCACGATATCAAGCACACTGCAACTGGTCGCAAAGTAACACGCCGTACAGATGACCAAGGCAACTCAGTTGGATCAGACACTGATGACGAAGGTAACGCACAAGAAAAACGCAGTCGCGGTCGTCCAAAAGGAGCCGCCAAAGGTACCGAACGTGTGACAGCTAAAGCAATCAAGCACAAAGGTGAACGAGAGAAAAAAGGATCCGCTGGATCAGTATCCGACTCAGGCAAAGCACTACAAGGATTCATGATTGGTAACAAGCCAAAAAGTGAACCAGGCAAAGTAAGTGTCAGAAACAAAATGAAAGAAGGCGATGCTGATCCAACAGACAATGATTCAGGCGATTTAAAAGCAGCCATGGCATTGTTGAAGAAAGCTGGCTACAAAGTTTCTAAGTCTGCAGAAAAAGAAAGCACAGTTGATCGTGACGACCATGCTGAAAAAGCTGGTAAAAAAGTAGCAAAAGACATCGAGTACGATGAAAAGAAAAAAGATGGCATACATGGCAGCAAGCGTGGTGCTGAAGATGACAAAGCAGAAAAAGCCGGCAAGAAAGTAGCCAAGGACATTGAGTACGACGAGAAAAAGTCCAAGAAGAAAGAAAAAACCGAAGAAGCAGGCGGCTCTGGCACACCCACAGCGTCAAGTGGTTTCAGTTACGGCCAAGGCATTTATGATTCATTGAATCGCGATCTTGAAAACGCTATCACAGAATCAATGAGCCAACTTGATGAGTCAATGAGCATCAACATGAGCGACAGTACAGAAGGCGGCAAGAGCCTAACTATCACTGCCAGTGACGAAGATGCATTGAAGTTGGCAACATTGTTGAAGTCAGCAGGCCTAGGTGGCGGCGATAGCGAAGGGTATGGCGGGTCAGGTTACAAGTCAGCATGCGGTTGCGGTACTCCTGATTGCTCATGTGGCGAAGAAGAAATTGACGAAGTGTCAATGAACGAGCCAGACTACCCTACCAACACAGAAACAGGTAGCTCAATGCAGTACAGTGGCGGATTAGATGGTCCTAAGTCAACAGGACAATCAACGTTGACAGGTGGCGGCATACCAAATCTGGATGCAGATCGTCAACACAGCTATGCCGAAGCAGAAGAAGATGCCTTACACCGCATGATGGAAATGGCCGGTGTTAAGAAAAAAGAAGTTGATGAAGAAAAAACCGCCGAAGGTAACTTGTTTACCAAAGGCCTAGAAGACGACAATGTCAAAGTTGGTGACAAAATTCCTGGAACCAATGCTATCAAGAAAAAAGACATCGACGAAGGCATCTTGGCCAGTACTCGTGCTTTATGGAAAAAATACCAGGACTAATATTATGACCAAAAATCTAAACGAATCTGTATTGACCACTGTGCCAGTCATGAACCCGCATGCTCCAGCACCGCAAACAGGACGTCAAACACCTGTGGAAATCCCTGGAGTGATGTATCAAACTCGTGAATTGTTTCAGCCTGTGGTTGCAATTCCGCCACAGGATAAAAAGTAATGGCCAACGTTTATACAACACTTTCAAACGCAACAGTTTACACAGACAAGTTGCAGATCTCCACAGGAAACACAGCAGTCACATGTCAAGTGTATGCTGTGGCCCTGGGCACAGCCAACGCTGTTGGCAACTTGTATTCTGTGGCTATTAACATTCCTGCCAACACAGTTTATGAAACATATTCTGGCGCTGGTAACAAAGTTACTATCACAGGTTCAAACTGGACAGCACTAGAACTAGGCACAGCAAGTTCTGCTACTGCAGGTGTGATTGGCGCAGGTAGCTAATGAGAGCACAAGAGTTTATCACTGAACAAGATGGCAAAATAGGCAAACGTAGACAAGTTGCTACTGTGGGCCTTAATCTGTTTAGTGATGCAGAACGTACCAGCAGTGATTATACTCTTAATCGTGTGATGATGGCTGTGGCCATGGCCGACGGAAGCAATGCACCTATCAAAATGGACAGCAAAAGTTGGGTAGGCAAAAAACGTGCGGCATTTCCTTATACTGAAATTGAACAACAAATGCTCAAGCAGGCTTTCAAGGCTGCAGGCGCAAGTCATATAGATTTAAATCACGGTGACTTGGACTCGGAAGAACACCCAGCAGTGAACACCACCAGTCCCATGCAAGGGTTCAAAGGCTACTGATGCGAGCACGTGAGTTTATCACTGAGCAGGCTGACTTGCCCGAAGAAACCAAAGAACCCATGAAGAATACATTTGTTCTTCCAGGGCTGAGTGCATCGGATCCTTATAAAAACTATCGCTTTGGTGTGGCTATGGCTCGTGCCAGAAGCGACCAAGCAACAGACGCAGTGAACGATTTTCGACCCAACTGGTCTGCAGAAACTGCATTTGGTGAACATGCTGTGATTGTAGGATTCAGCAATAACGTTGACCCTGTAATTGATGCCGCATTAAAAATGACTAAGACACCTGGCGGCAAAAAGCCAGTGAGTACAGCAGCCAGTGAAGAGCCTAAATTTGTAGGCACACAAAGCCCAGTTAAAGGGTTTGAAGGATACAAATAATGGCCAATCCACCACCACCATACGACAACATCACAGGCATTTCACGTGCCGCAATGAAGGACAATGCTCAAGAGACATTGGCAAACTACAACGGCAATGCTAGACCAGGTGAACTGGTAGTAGATCAAACCACAACTATCTTGTACATAGGCAATGCACTAGGCGAACTCACAGCAGTGGCCACACCAGGCGGAGCAACTACCTGGGCACTGTTAGGCAATAAAGATGGCGCCGCAGGACCTACTGCAATAGCACTGGGTCAAAATGCTGGACTTGACGGTCAGGCTAATGCAGCTATAGCCCTAGGTCAATATGCCGGTCAAGGCGGTCAAGGCGGTGCAGCCATTTCGATAGGTCTGAATACTGGTGGCAACACATTTCAAGGCTCGGGTGCTATAGCCATTGGTTCATCGGCTGGGTATGATGCACAGGGTGTCAACGCAGTGGCCATTGGATTAAGTGCCGGGCTGAGCTTTCAGGGCGAAGTTGCAGTTGCCATTGGGGACTCAGCTGGAGAAAATAATCAAGGCAATGCCGCAGTGGCTGTTGGTGCTGGTGCCGGTACCAACACACAAGGTATCCAGGCCGTAGCCATTGGTACAGATGCCGGTGCTACCTCGCAAGCAAATCGTGCTGTGGCAATTGGTTACTTGGCTGGCAGTACCGCACAAGGCAATTCAGCAGTGGCCATTGGTTACTATGCTGGTGAACTGAATCAGGGCAACAATTCAATCATCATCAATGCTACAGGTACAGACCTACAACAAACCACTGCTAACACATTCACAGTGAAACCTGTGCGCAACGGTGGTTCCAGTGGACTGCCTGCGGGCTTTTATCAAATGGCATACAACCCAACCACAGGTGAAATTGTTTACTACACTTAACATTTTAATATGAAAAAACTTTTAACACTTTTACTCATTGTGCCGTGTCTAGTACTAGCACAACCCAAACAAAAACCCGGCGTTACCTATGACGCTGTTATTACTCGTGTGATTGACGGAGACACAGTGGGTATTCAAGCCACTTGGCTGCCAGCACCGCTTAAACCGGAACTCAGCATTCGTGTGTTTGGTGTGGATACTCCCGAAAAAGGACACCGAGCACAGTGCCCAAGTGAAGCGCAACGTGGCGAAGCAGCCACAGCATTTACAAAACAAGCAATTGCCAACTCACAAAAGCGTCAAATTGTACTCATGGACTGGGACAAGTATGGCGGCCGTGTGCTAGGCGATGTACTACTAAATGGACAAAGCCTGCGTGGTATGTTGATTGCCAACGGATTTGCTCGTGAGTACTACGGCGAGGCCAAAACTTCCTGGTGCCAGTGATCCGCCTTTAAATAAAGGCATGTCAGACTCTTTCTATTGTGCCGCACCTTGGCGTGGCCTGCATATCAATCCCCGTGGTGATGTCAAAACCTGCTGTGCAGGTGATCCCAACATGCTGGGCAACTTGAACACCAACAACATCATTGAGATTCTCAACAGTGATCTCATGGCAGACATAAGAAATGATCTGTCACAAGGTCGAGCACATAAGTATTGTAGCAATTGTGTACAAGCTGAACGCTTTGGAGCAGACTCAGAGCGCAAGTGGCACAATGATCTCAACCAAGATATCAATTACGCGACTGCCGGAGACAAATACCATTACCCTGTAATTGTAGATGTGCGATGGAATACCACCTGTAACCTTTCATGTAACTACTGTAGTGAATGGGCCAGTTCAAAATGGTCCGCACTCAAAGGTATTCCATTCAAGTCTGGCAGTCGCCCCTATTATGAAGATGTGTGTGACTTTATTGCGGCACATCACGAACATATTAAAGACGTTGCCCTAGTAGGCGGAGAGCCCTTACTGCTTCCTGAGAACGAACGTCTACTAGATGTTATCCCAGAAGATTGCACAGTTACACTAATCACCAACATGAATGTGGATCTTGACCGGAACAAGATCTTCAAGAAACTGGCACAACGTAAGAAAGTTGGCTGGAGCATGAGCTTTGACAACATAGACAGTCGCTTTGAATATGTGCGTTATGGCGGCGAATGGGCACAAGTCAAACACAACCTTAACAAGGTCAAAGACCTGTTCAAGCAAGGACACTGGGGCGGCATTCATGCTGTGTACAACATCTACAATGCCACACGCATCACAGAATTCCGTGAATGGGCCTCTGAACAAGGTGTAACTGTATTGTGGCAAAACTTGTTCCAACCCGACTACTTGGACCCATTCCTACACGGCCCTGAAGTTGCGGCATTAGCAGCCGCAGAGATTGAACGTTTCTATGCCACAGGACTTGCTACACCTGCTGAGCGACAATTCTTTGACAATGCCTTGAACATGTATCGTGCTGTGACTCAAGAACGTGCAGGCATCACTCGCAAGTTCAAGCAACACATTGTTGAGATTGAAACTCAGTACCACAAAGATCAAGCTGGAAAATTTGTGCAGTTGTGGCCAGAGCTGGCACATTTGATCAAATGAAACCCCTACATCGATCAACAATCTATGCAGGGCAACAACTAGAATGGTTTGATCCTGACTCGCGAGAAAACTATCTTGCACACCTTAAACGCCCTGAAAAGCGCAAACTACTAGAGCAGTTTGGATGGGCAAATTTATCTACTGAAGATCCCGTTACATATTGTTTCAACAGTGAAGGGTTTAGAACTGCAGAATTTGATCAGCGTGAAAACTTCGTTGCCATTGGTTGCAGTTTTACTGCTGGAATAGGTATTCAAGAACATCTTCGGTGGACAGACCTAGTTAGTAATCAACTCAATTTGCATTGCTGGAATCTTGGGGTAGCAGGCTCGGGCAGTGATACCTGTTATAGAATACTTAAACATTGGCTGCCCGTACTGAAACCAAAGTTTGTGGTGTTCTTAGAACCAAGGCCCAACAGGATTGAATTACATCAAGAAGTCAACGAGCCACCGCACCTAATCAATTGGACCTATAACGTAAAGCCTTGGACTGATGGAATTTATGTTAAAATGTGGCTGGAAAATGATGAAAACATGCGATTACATGCTGAAAAAAATCGTGCGGCCATACAGTGGTACTGTCATGAAAATGCCACACCTGTGATCATGTTCAACCCTACCGACTATCTTGATCTTGTGGAAGACAAACGAGAACTAGATCTTGGTCGAGACTTGCTACATTTAGGAAAGAAAAACAATCAAGCCTTTGCTGATGTTGTGTACAAACGTATAATTAATACATTATGAGTATAAGTCCAGAAACAGTCCTTGTCAAAGCCCCGCACCGTAGGGAAACATTTACAGAAGAACAACTAACAGACTTCATGCTGTGTGCTGATCAAGACTCGGGTCCGCTGTATTTCATGGACAACTTTTTCTATATCCAGCACCCCACACGCGGCAAGATGTTGTATCATCCGTTTGACTATCAAAAGCAACTGATATACACTTATCATAACTATCGTTATTCAATCAGCTTGATGCCTCGACAAACAGGCAAGTCTACTTCGGCTGCCGGTTACTTGCTGTGGTATGCAATGTTTGTGCCAGACTCAACTATTCTAATTGCCGCGCACAAGTACACAGGTGCGCAGGAGATCATGCAACGTATTCGTTATGCATATGAACTGTGCCCCAATCATATTCGAGCAGGTGTAACCAGTTACAACAAAGGCTCAATTGACTTTGACAACGGATCTCGAATCGTAAGCCAAACAACAACAGAAACAACAGGCCGAGGTATGTCTATCTCGCTCCTGTACTCAGATGAGTTTGCATTCGTTAGACCCACGATTGCCAAGGAGTTTTGGACTTCTATTTCACCAACACTGGCAACTGGTGGTAAGGCTATTATCACAAGTACCCCCAACTCAGATGAAGATCAGTTTGCGTACCTGTGGAAAGGCGCCAACAAGACAGAAGATGAGTTTGGCAACCAACGAGCAAATGGCCTGGGCATAAACGGATTCAAAGCCTATCGCAGTTACTGGCGTGATCATCCTGATCGTGATGAAGCCTGGGGAGATCAACAACGAGCACAGCTAGGTGAAGAACGTTTCCGTCGAGAGATGGATTGTGAATTTGTTATCAATGACGAAACACTGATATCTCCTATCAAGCTGTTGGATATTGAAGGAGTTGAGCCCACAAGGAAAACAGGCCAGGTGCGGTGGTATGCGCCTATACACGCAGACAAGATATACATTGTGGCACTTGATCCTAGCTTGGGCACAGGAAGCGATCCTGCTGCCATACAAGTGTTTGAGGCAGACACTACTACCCAGGTAGCAGAGTGGAGGCACAATCGTACTGATGTACCAACACAAGTTAAAATTCTAGCAGATATTGTAAAAGAAATCAATCTAGTGGTCAAGGATGACAGAAAAGTGTACTATTCTGTAGAAAACAACACCTTGGGTGAAGCAGCCTTGATCAGCATCAATGAATACGGCGAAGAAAATATTCCAGGATATTTTCTTAGCGACAACTCAGTACAAGGCACAGCAGGGCGTAGAATACGCAAAGGATTCACAACCACAAACAAAAGTAAAATTGTGGCCTGCAACAAGTTTAAAATACTTGTAGAATCAGACCGTATGAAATTGCACTCAAAACCCTTGATTTCTGAACTCAAAACATTTGTGGCCTTGGGCTCAAGCTATGCTGCCAAACCAGGCGAAACAGATGATCTTGTGATGAGCAGTTTGTTGGCAGTGCGCATGCTGATGGTGTTACAAACATACCATGCAGACCTAAACACACACCTTAAAGATCATGCAGACAATCAAATTGAACCTATGCCTTTTGTGGCTCTTCTTAGATAATATACCATTTATTGCTATACCATACTATTTATTGCTATCTTTGATAAATAGTAGCATGTTCATAGAAAACAAATATAGATTGTGGTATTACAATATCATTAATAATGCCCGTACAAGAAAAAATACAGGGTATGTTGAAAAGCATCATATTCTTCCAAAGAGTCTTGGCGGAACTGACAGCGTTGAAAATCTTGTAGAATTAACAGCAAGAGAACATTTTATATGTCATTATCTCCTAACAAAGATGACAACTGGGTTAGAAAAACGTAGTATGTGGCATGCAACATGGACTATGGCAAATTTACATAACCCAACTACCCAACAACGATATAAAATAACAGCAAGAATATACGAAGTAATCAAGAGGAACAATGCAATCGCATTATCTGAATCTAATAGAGGTAAGCCTAGCAAACACAAAGGTAGAAACCTTACACCCGAGTGGAAGGAAAAAATTAGTAAAACTCTCACTGGCATGAAACCTAGTGCTGAACGCAATCTTAAAGTAAGTCAAGCATTAACTGGAAAGAAACGGCCACAGAGATCCACCGAATGGACAAACAATCTAAAGTCATCTATTAATAATAGCAAGACAACATGTGAGCATTGCGGAAAAACAATTATTAAGGCAGCCTACACACGATGGCACGGAAATAATTGTCGTGCCAAGCAGACTCCAGCATTAGACTAAATATACAACTATGGCACAAGAACTCAATATTGAACAAAAACTAGCGGATTTGCTGGACACCCGTGATTTCTATCCTGAAACACTGGGCAAAGATGGCCGCCCTGCTGATGCCGCAGAAGCTAAAACATTTACATTTGATTACATCGGCGGATCAGGTAAGAATTATGGTACCATGGTTATTGTGCTGGCCAACGACAATGAAATGATGATCATGTACGGAGACAATCTTGGCAAGACCATGGAAGACCCAGATGATCGAGATGAATTTTTTGAGTTCCAGCAACAACTGATGGAACTGGCCAACCGCAATCGCTGGGACGGCACACTCATGGACATCAGCAAACTCAAGCGAGTGCAGGCAGGCATTGCTGCCATCAAAGAAGGCCTGTTTGAAGGTTACTATGGCAACCGTCGCACAAGCTACAGCGGCGAGCCTACAGAAGCACGACTGGTAATCAATCACAATCGTGTGCTGGGCGAAAACGACAAGCGTTATCGCTATGTGGAAAGTTTGTTTATTGAAACCGCTGACAGTGAACGTTACAAGTTGGCTTTTACTAATCTAGCAGGTGGCCGTGCCATGCTGGAACATGTGCGCCAGGGTGGCAAACCCTACGATATTCGTGGCTGCCACATCAACGAAATGGTCACAGAAATGAAAGTGCTCAGCAGATTCAATCGTGCCAGCCAAGGTCGTGTGGTTGAAGGTGTCACACAAGAGATCACAACGCAAGCACACACATATTATCAAAGTCTACGTGAAAGTGTCAAACGCATGAGCACACCACGTGGATACAGTTCTTACTTTGAATCTTGGCACCCTGCTGAGATTGGTGAGCAAGAAGAACTGGTAGAAAACATCAAAACAATGTTTATTGAACAAACATTGGACTCACGAATCGAAGAGGCTCTGCCACTATTGGCTCGTATACAACAACAAGGAAATGCTATGAAAGAAGCAGACATATTTGAATCGTGGATCAACACACTGGCTGAAGGTACATGGAACCTGCCAGAGACACCTGAGCAATTGCAAAAACTCAAAGAAATGATGAGTAAAGAACTCATTGTAGGACCTGATGCTACCAATGCTACAGAACAATTGTATGACCTA